TATTTTAATATGCCTGATTGGGCAGAAAATACAGTATCATATTTAAAACAATTTACAAAAAGAGATATTGTAGTTAGAACAAAAGATACAAAAGAAAGTTTAGAGAAACAATTAGAAGAAGCATTTGCTTGTGTATCTTTACAATCTACTGGTTGTATTGACGCCATACTAAATGGTGTTCCATCGTTTTGTGATGGTATGTCGTGTGGTCAACCTGTATCACAAGTTGATCTATCATTGATAGAAAAACCTTTTTATGTGCCAGACACTAGACGTAAAAAATGGATAGATAGTTTACTTGCTAATCAATTTACATTAAAAGAAATTGAAGACGGTACTGCTTACGAAAAAGTAAGTCGAAACAATATGAGGTTTGTGTGATTATATGTCATAAGTTATCCTGGGGTGATTGTTTATCTCATCAAATCTGGCCTGCGATAGAAAAAGGTTGGAAAGATGAAGATAGACCTATACATTTCTTTTGGGGTTTAGGAGGCAATAATATAAAAGAAATTGCTGAAGTAAAAGAAAAAGGTGAAGAATGGTGGTATGTAGATACAGGCTATTTTACACAATCAATTACACGTTATCCTAGACCAAAAATACACGATAAAGATAGAACATACTTTAGAATATGTAAGGGTTATATACACACTCAAAATGGTGCCGTAGGTGACGGTAAAAGAGTTAATGAGTTAAGAAATAAAGAAATAGATGTAGAGTTTAAAGGTTGGCAAACAGGAGAAACAAATCATATATTAGTTTGTCCTTCTTCTCCAACAGTCACATTTCATACAAACGGCATTGACCAAGAAACTTGGATATATCAGGTTACGGAAGAACTAAAGAAATGGACAGACAAAGAAATAAGAGTTAGAAATAAACCAAGACCTGGCAATCAATGGTGGAATACAGATATAAAAGATGACTTGAAAGGTTGTCATGCCCTAGTTACTAATATGTCACTATCTGCTATAGATGCTGTGATGAATATGGTACCAGCATTTACACATCAATTAAATGTTACGTCACAAGTTACAAGTAGAAATATTACAAAGATAGATAAACCTATTAGACCAGGTAGAAAAACTATGGACGAATGGATTAAGTTTGTTGCTGAAAATCAATTTACAATACCAGAAATTGAAAGTGGTGTTGCTTATGAAACATTGATGAAACAAGGTTTAAGATGAAGATACGATACTATAAAAAGATAGACGGTTGGAGATGGTTAGGTTTTATACTAGCGATGATTGGTGCTTTTGTATTATCAAATGCTAATCCTAATACTCAATGGATTGGTTGGGCAATAGCAACCATATCATGTAGTATATGGATTTATATGGGTATCAAAGATAAAGATACACCAAGAGCATTAATGGAGTTTATGTACTTATTATTAGCGTTAAGGGCAATATGGAATTGGCTAACTTAAATTTTGCTTGTGTTTATTACGGAGACAAGTATAAAATAGAATACGTTGAGAAGTTGTACAATATGGTACAACGTCATACAACATTACCACATAACTTTATTTGTTTTACAGATAGTACCATTATTCAAAGAAGATTAAAAAGAACTTTACCTGGACATAAGATTATATTTCGTCAATTTCATAGACACGACTTCAAAGGCTGGTTTAATAAACTACAATTGTTTAGTCCAGAAGCTGAACTTAATGATAATACATTATATATGGATTTAGATGTAGTAATTACAAAGAACATAGATTGCTTTTATACTACAGGCGAAGATCATAACTTTGTAGGTATGAATGACTTTAATCCTAAAAGTGGTCAATTCAATTCTAGTATAATGAAGTTTAATAATATAACTGCTAGTAAATTAATATGGAATGAATATATGAAAAGACGTGGTGACTTTAAGAAGCATCACGGTGACCAAAACATCATTACAGATTTAATTAAGAAACATAAAGATACGATTTCATTTCCAGATGAATGGACTCAATCATACAAATGGTATGATAGATCAGGTACCAGATACCATAGAGATAAATGGACCTTTGAACAACACCCAAAAGCAAAGGTATGTGTATTTCACGGTAGTCCGAATCCACATGATTCGGAACAAGAATGGGTCAAAAACAACTGGAAATAGTAGAACAAAATAAGAACATTGTGTTTGACAGACTGTCGCACCTTAAAAAGTATTGAAAAACAAGGCTTTTTTAATTAAAAAAAGTTAAAATAGTGCTTGATTTATAGGATTAATTCCTATAGTATATAGATATGACAACAAAACAAGGCACACTTCATTTAGTTTATGCTAGAGAATATAACGATAGTGAAGAAAGATACGATCCTTATTTCTTTACTTATTACACAATTTTTAGAAACGTACCATTATCACAACTTAACAGATTAAATTCTGAATCTCTAAAAGAGAAAGTAAAAGCTTATTGTGATAGTAATTTCAAAGAAACTGCTAGTAACTTTACTGGTGTTACTAAAGTAGAAATGATTTCTGGTGACGAATACTATAGAACTTATGGCGATGTATATGATCTTGCTGGCTATAGTGATGATAGTCATTTATTTAATGATTACGGTCAGTTGTATCAAAGACAATTTTTCAAATACGATTTTGATAAAGAATTAACACAACAAGTTATAAAGGAGAACACTGTAAGATGAATATGTTAGATTATGTTAATTTTGAAAAAGAACATTACGAGCCAAGTAAGTTTAGAGATGTATTAGTACAAGAAGCTAAAAGTGCTTATAAAGATTATACTGAAGGTAGAATTATAGAACTTGATAAAGGTTTACAAGTTGAAACAAGACCTGAAACTGTTGCTGAATATTTTTCAGAAGCACTGAGTCAGATTGCTAAAGGTTTTGATGGTCAGATTTTTGAAGATGTAAATTATCCTGTTATCGTAGATGACCTGATGTTATACGTAGATGAGAATAATATTGCTCTTAAAAATAAAACATTACATTAAGGAGTTATATGAAATATAATGAAGACAAAATAATACAAGAAATATCCGATTACATTACAAGTACATATGGTGAACACTATAGTACCACAAAAGACGGATTTCAAGTACAAGATATGTTAAGACAATTAGGTATTGATAAAGATTTTTGTCAAGCCAATGCTATCAAATACTTGTGTAGATACGGTAAAAAGAATGGTAAGAATAGAAAAGATTTATTAAAAGCTATTCACTATATTATATTACTAATGAGTAGTGAGGGCGAAACTAAATTAAACTAATAACAAAAGGACTATAATATGAAAATAGATACAAACGTTTATCCTATGAAGGAAGATATAGGTAAAAACTTATACAGAAAAAAAACTTTTTATAAACTCGTTGTTGAACAAGATGTGTTAGCAACAGATAAAGAAGAAGCTGATAAGTTATTGAGTGAATGTGGTATAGATTATTCACAAATTAATAATTCACTTGCTGAAACAAAAAATGGTGTCGAAACTTATATGGTAGATGCTGATTATAGAGATACTGGCGACACAGAATATATTGGTAAAGTTGTTTATGATTTATCAGACCCTTATGCTAAAGAAGAAGGTTATGTAGAACTAGATTCAACTGTTGAAGAAATGGAGGTTGTTAATGCTTAATGAGATAGTAACCATTGATATATTAAACTTAGCGTTAGATCAAATAGATGATGGTAGAGTTGCTGACGCTAGAGATACTTTAATTTCACATAGAGATAAACTACAAAACGAGATAGATCAATTTGAAAAGTGGGCAGAAACACAATCAAATATTGATACTTCGATACAACTAGAAGTTGATAAATCACTTGGAAAATAGACATACAAACATACGTGGACATACCGAATCATCAATCCTCGGTCATCCTCGGAAGAAAAAAATGACAAAAAACGTTGATTTTATTACATTATTTAAATGCTTGACAATTTCAATGTTTTCCTGTATATTATTAGTATTAACTTTAATTATGAAAGGACGTGACTATGCCACAATCTAACTTTAAATACGATAGAGATACTTTATTCAAAGAGTTTGAAGTAGCCAAACTTGCTGATATTAAGTTGTCTAAAAAGAAGTCATTAAAAGAAAAAGAAAATGACAAACACGACAACAGAATACAATTCTGTAAAGACCACATCAAATTAAAATCTACAAATCCTGAAGTTTATGATTTTGTTGATGTAAACTTTGAGAACTTACTTCTTGCTTATCAATCACCAAATCCTAGAGATCATTTTTATATGAAAGTATTTGGTAAAACTTATGCTGAAAAAATGTATGAGTCTAAAGAACAAGATTTAGAATCAGTTAACGATTAATTATGGG